CCTTAAGTGCATCTTCTGATATCTTTCCATTAACTGTTATTTTCATCTTTAGGTTCCTCCGTTCCTACTTGATATTGATTTGCTTTATCTGCATCGACAAAGTTTAATGATTGAAGTCGTTTATTTCCACCTTCAATAGGCTCTAATCCCAGTAGTGCTCTTGATTCATTGAGTGACATAATGCCTAAACTCATAAGTTTCTCAATAGCCGCTACTTTGGTATTCCATGAAGCGTATTGAAGTCTTTCACTATAGAAGATGATTTCTTCTCCTCGCTCAAGTTGATTGTCTGTAAGTAAGCCTAAAGAAAAAGCCTCGCTAAGTTGAATAGCTAAAGGCTCTATCGTTGACTCATAGAATGAGTTATATTCGTCTTCTGTATATTTGTTTGAAAAGATTGGAACTGACACTCCAAAGTAGTCCAGGATTTTTGCTTGTAAGAATTCTAGAGTATCCTTGTCAATCAGTTTTGGGTCAACTGAGAGTGGAATGTATTCTGATTTTAGATCAATAGGAATGATCGAACTTCCTTTGAGACTCACCGATTCCGAAAGTGCAGCATCGAATAGTTCTCGTTGTTTCTTCTTGTCTGTTTCTGATAGCATTCCATTCATCTTCAAGATACCCTTGATTTGCATGGATGATTTTATTGCATTATCGATTCCTTGAAGCAAACTATCATTTATGGATATCGTCTTAAGTATTGCTTCATGATCACCAGTTGATCCAGTACCACCAAAGATATCATTCTGCCCGAAGTGTCGTCTTAAATGAATGACATTGTCGTATGGTAAAATGTACGTTTCACCATTATCAAATAAGAACTTGATGAAGTAAGTGTCAGCACTGTCCACTATCATTTCAACCATTATTGGTCTAAGTGGATAAATACCTCTTAGCTCACCGGAATCCTTATCGAACTTTGGATAAACAAACGCATTATCATTTAGCAATAGCAAAGTGATCGTTTTGTAGATGAAATCATAAGGCGTCATAATCTCATTTGGTTTATACTTCAAAAGAAAAGACAACTTCCCTTTTTTCTCGGTTACTGTCTTATCATTTTCGGTTTTAATAAATCTTGGTTTAAGTTTTGCACATTGGCTAGCTACCCTATCAATACATATTTTAACTACATCACTCTTTGAAATGTTTGTACCAAATGGCGTGTAAAATGTATTTAAATTACTGATTAACTGGAGTGCATCAAATGATTCAGTTTTATTTTTTCTTTTTATCAGACCCATGTGCACCTCCTAGATCATATTCTCGTAATCAGTTTTATACCTATTAAGAATTACGTAGGCTATTATTAAAGCAACAGTACCATCTATTCGTTTGTATCTCGAGTTTAGTTTCGATGGTTGGATATTTCCATTAAGGTCAACCTTCGCTTGTGTGTTAGCAAGACACCATTTCAAGATAGGATTGTTATTGTAGTTAACTAAATTGTTTTTTAAATCTGCCTCTAGAATTTTCATAGGTTCAGAAAGCGAGTAGATACCTTGTCTTACTTTATCCATGTTAAATCCTAAGTCTTCCATTTCTTTAATCCAATACTGTGAGTTCCAGGGATCAAATCCTACCCACAAAGGTCTAATACCATAGGTTTGAATCATCTTCATAAACCATTGAGTCACCAAACTAAAATCATTTTGATTCCCTTCCGTTAAAGTTACAAAGCCTTTCTTAATCCAAATATCATATGGTACGTTATCTTCTTTGATTCTTTTCTCCACTACTTCACTAGGCATAAAGAAATGTGGAATGACATACTTCTTACTACTATCTCGTTTTTGGATAACCAAGACTGCAGCAGTTAAGTCTGTTGTAGAAGATAAATCAACTCCACCTACTGCATAAGAGTCTCTTAATTCATCAATTGAATAAGTATCTTCATTGTTTAGATCATCGAATGATAACCATGAACCTGAATCTGCTTGTTTGATATTAAAGTCCTTACAAAGCATTGTGACTCTTGTGGATAAGTCATGTTTGGATTTGTTCATGACATCTTCCAAGTAATGACTTAGCTTTACTACACCAAGACTTGGATTTGACTTTTGCCATGTGCTTGAATCTTCATATATTTCTTTAGTTGAGTCTTGAGTGTAAAGCCAGGGAAGTACTCTTGCATCTTCAATTTCACCTTTTAGCATCTTCCTTGCATAGTCTAGTTTGCTATCTAAAAAACCACCAATGGTTGTCCCTTCAGTAGTGATGATAAAAATAAGTGGCTCTTTCTTTGTTGATTGCGATTGCTTGATTGCATCATAAACTTTCGAATCAGTCATTTCGTGGACTTCATCAATACAACCAACTTCGATATTGTATCCATCTTTGTTTCTCGATTGAGCAGATAACTTCTTGATTTTGTTCTTTGTCTTTGGAGAATAGATATGAAAGATGTTCTTCTTGCTTCTGGTATCTTTGGAAAGTGCAGGAGACTGTTCTCTCATGTTGTTGATCTCTTCAAAAAGGATGTTTGCTTGTTCTGTTGTATTTGAAGCACAGACAATATCTACACCACCTCTTGAAAGAAAGAACTCTGCAAGGTCTATACCCGCAACAAATGTCGTCTTCCCATTCTTACGTGCAATCAGTAAAATAACTTCATTAAATCTTCTAAGTCCTGAATCAGCCATCGTAAAACCATAAGCTGTTTGAAGTAATGCTTTCTCCCACAATTCAAGAATAAATGGCATACCATTGAATGGAGACTTTGTATGTTTGCAAAAGGTCTCAATAAAATCGATTCTCAGTTGTCCTGGTTTTTCATCAAAGAAATACAAAGGATTGTCTAAGTCTTTAATTAACTGATCCAACTCTGCTTTAAGTTCCTGACCAATGATAATATTGCCATCTTCAATTTCATTGTAGTATTCAATTAAATAGTTCATTCATTCGCTCGCTTAAGAAATTCATCAAATGCATCATCTCCATCATCAACTTTAGTCCCAAGAATAGTATTTAGTGTTTTAATGACTGTACCATACGAATTGATAAGCTTAGTGTAATACTTGGCTGCTTCAGTTTGCCGTTGAGTTCCTTTATTGGATACTTGTATTGCTCCATACTTCCTTATCTGTTTTTGAAGAACACCCAGCTCTACTTTCATAAATGCAGCTTGCTCAATAAGATTATCAACTAGTTTGGTTTTTGTTTCATCAACAGATGAAAAAAGAGACCGAAGTCTCTCGAATTCTATATTTACATCGGACATTTTTGACATTGTATTTCTCCAACATTCAATTTGATATGGTTTCTTTTGTATTGATTACTTCAATAACATCTTCTTCTGGAATGATGGCTAATCCTCCCCATGTACCATGTAATTGATTAATAGAATCAATATATTCTATGATTCCTTCACGTCCATTATAATTATCTTCACCATTCATCTTGATGATTCTAATCTTATCTCCAATTTTATACATAATGATTACCTCCTATGGCAGTTCTATATATCACTCTAAAATGGATAAATTGCAAGAAAAAAAGCCACCAAAGTGACTTAATTATCTAAGTTGAAATTGAAAACACAAATTTTCAAAAAATATGCCTCGTGTTTTTTAATTGCCCCCTTGTGCGGTACCCCTCGAAAAATGTTTTTGTTGAGGTGGGGGGATTATAATTGCTTTAAAATATAGTCTAATAATTGGTTTTCAATCTTGCGTTGATTTTGAACATTACCATTAAGACCATGACTCTTTAAATCTTCTAATTGAATATTTAATAGCTTAATTTTTCTTAACTTAACTGAATTTCTTACTCTGATTTTATTTGCTAATTTTTCGTCAAATACAAATTCAGAATCTTCGTATGTCAAATGCTTAGATGGAATGTTTGCTTCGACAACTTCACACAGCATTTCCACCGATGATGAAGGTTTACCAACATAAACTAAAACTTTATCACCTATTTGGATATCTTTTACATTTTGATGCCATTCGACTAACTCAATACTATCAAATGCACCATGCAAATCGTATACTTTTGGATTACAAGGAAATAACCAATACTTCATAGAAACACCACCTCATCTTATGTTAATTATATCAAATTCAATTAACATTTACGAGGTTATCTAGGAATTAAGTTTCCTTCCTCATCAAAATGTTGTGACTTTGTGAAGCGATTATGTTCTGCATTATGACACTTTCTACACAACAGTTCCAAATTCTCTTGATCTAAACTTATGGAAGTATCATTTACATTATTTATTGTTAGTTTGATTATGTGATGCACTTCTTCACCTATAGCACCACACCGTTCACACTTACCATTAACATTTTGTATTTTAATTTGTCTTGCTAACTGCCATTCAGTTGATTTATAGAACTTATGTAGAATTTTAGGCTTTTTCATAGAGTTTTCTTAATTCTACTATCTTATCATCGACATGTTCCCAACGCACATCTAAATCTTCACGACCGAAGTGTCCATACTTCGCCAACTCCTGGAACTTAACTTTATCAAGGTTGAGTTCTTTTCTTATGCTTTGTGGTCTGAAATCAAATACTTGAGTTATTAGATCTTGAATTTTATCGTCACTTATAACTCCAGTTCCAAAGGTATCCACATAAACACTCACAGGTTTTGCTATTCCAATTGCATAACTTAGTTGTAACTCGCAACGTGTCGCCAAATTTGCCCCAACAACGGCTTTTGATACGTATCTGGCATAATAAGCCGCACTGCGATCAACCTTGCTTACATCCTTGCCAGAAAAAGCCCCACCGCCATGCTTAGCGTACCCACCATAAGTATCAACGATTATCTTGCGTCCTGTTAAACCAGAATCTGCATAAGGACCACCAATCACAAACTCTCCTGTTGGATTAATGAGTATTTGTGCTTCTTTGATTGTATGCTCATCAAATACTTTTGGTAAAACCTCATAAATAATTAAGTCTTGGTACTGTTCTCTTGTTACCCATGATTTAGTTTGAGCTGAAACCACGATGGTTTCTACTTTTTTTGGTTTGCCATTCTCATAAGCTACAGAAACTTGGCATTTTCCATCTGGGCCAAAGATATGTGAATATTTATCTTTTCGTATCTTATCCATCTCTTTTGATATTTGATTTGCTAACATAATTGGTAAAGGCATGAATTCTTGTGTTTCATTACACGCATAACCAAACATAATCCCTTGATCTCCAGCACCTTGTTCGTGTGCATCAGTTGAATTAACACCTAGTGCAATGTCTGGTGACTGTTTACTTATCTTTTCAATGACTACAAAACTATCTTCATAGCCAATTTCAAACAACTTCTTCTTAGCAATAGCTGAATAATCGACTTTAGCAGTTGTAGTAACTTCACCAAAAACAATCACCAAATCATCCTTGGTGGCTGTCTCAACTGCTACTCTTGCGTTTTTATCTTGTTCTAATATAGCGTCTAATATCGCATCACTGATTTGATCACAGACCTTATCAGGATGTCCACTAAATACTGATTCACTTGTTATTACTTTCATACAACAAATCTCCTTTATAAACAAATAAAAAAGGAGCCTATCGCTCCAATTGTTATTTTTCTATTTTCCATGCAGTATAAACTGAACGGTAAGTACAATCCCAAGTATCGAGTATCACTCCATCAATACAAGCTGTAATGTGACCAGCCATTTTTAGGATGTATGTACCCTTTGGATGCAACTCGGTAAAGTCGCTACCTTTGATTCTTGGTTCCCCTTTGACAGGCTTGAATATGAGTCTGGGATAATCCTTCAAATATTCATATAAGAATTTGGTATCTTTGTAATCTGAATAACCAAGTTCTCTTTTTGTTTGATTGAGTTCTCTTCTGCATTCCAAGTAGTCCATGTTTAAGGCTGTACTAATTGCTCTAACCACACAATCACCTGTTTTGATACCTTTTGGATGTGCGTTGAATTCTTTATACATTATTCGTTCCATCCTTTGTTAAACCATTTGACAAGCTCTCTTGATGAGTTCGATTTAAATACAGGTCTTTCAAAGCCATTGAGTCTTTCATAAACCGTGTACTTTGAATCATTCCATGCACAATCAATTTGAACAACAAATAGGTTATTATTGGTTTCAATGTCTGCAATTCTAAAATCATCAAATAATGGACCATTTAATGGACAGTTATTTTTAAACCACACATAACTCGATTCAAGGTCAACCTTTCCACCAGCTTTGATTTGCTTGATGATGTTTCCCATCTTCTTTGTTTTATTTGCTAGGCTTGTATCCTTGCAAAACCAATCATACCAACCTGCATCGATTTGTGTTCTTGTGTCTTTGAAATCAAAGTGTCCTTCATTAAATCTTTCAATCCATGTTGCTAAATTTATTTGTTTTTCCATAATTTGTAGTCTCCTTATAATTTTTTGGTTACTACATATATCACTCTAAAGGCTCTACATAGCAAGTATAATTTTCACTATAGTGACTTATTTTCAAAATACTCGAAATCACTGAGTGGAGACCTTTTTCCATCACGGATCAAATAACAGCCTTCGTTTGAGTTTTTATGTTTGATATAGCGTTTGACTGTCACATCCACAAATTTCTCATCAAGTTCCATCAAGTATGCATTACGATCCAGTTGATCTGCTGCAATCATCGTTGATCCAGAACCACCAAATAAATCCAGTATTGTTTCATGCCGTCTTGAGGAATTGCTGATAGCTTTCCCAACTAATTCTAAAGGTTTCATGGTTGGATGTTCTTCATTTTTTCTCGGTTTGTTATATTCCCAAATGGTATCTTGTGAGCGGTCATCAATAAAGTAATGTGCTGCCCCTTCTTTCCAACCATAGAGGATTGGTTCATGACGCCAGTGATAATCTTGACGACCTAGCACTAAAGCATTCTTTACCCAAATCAAACATTCAGCGAGTTTGAAACCAGCGTTCTTGAATGCATTTCTAAAGTTTAAGCCTTCGGTATCTGCATGGCAAATATAAACAGTACCACCGGGTTTTGTATGTTCAAACATATTCTTAAACGCATCCAATAAAAAAAGATAGAATTTGTCATCTTCCATCTTATCGTTTTTAATCTTTCCAGCTGTACCTTCATAATCAACATTGTAAGGTGGATCACTAAAAAGCATATCGATTTCTTGTTCGCCAACCAATGTATCAACCTGTGCTTTATCGGTTGAATCACCACACATGATGCGATGAGGTCCAAGTTCGTAGATATCACCAATTTCTGTAAATGGTACTTCTGGTATTTCATCATCGATATCAAAATCATCATCAGCTGCATTATCTGGTAGTAGCTCTTCTAATTCCTCGAACCCAAATTGTAGCATATCCATATCGATATCTTTGAGTTCAGCTTCAAGTTTCGATAAATCCCAAGTCGCAAGTTCAGCTGTCTTGTTATCTGCTAAGCGAAATGCTTTGATTTGTGCCTCATTTAAGTCATCTGCGATAATACATGGCACTTCCTCCAAGCCAAGCGAACGTGAGGCCAGTAAACGGGTATGACCGGCAATAATAACGTTGTCACTTGTAATGACGATTGGAACTTTAAACCCGAATTCTTTTATTGAATTAGCAACTGCTTCTATAGCCTTATCATTATTTCTTGGATTGTTGTCGTATTCCCTAAGTACCGATACTTTTTTCATTTCAACATTCATGTTATTGCCACCTCAAAATCCAGATTTTTAAATAATACTTCTAACACTTTAACCACGATTCCATTACCTGCCATTTTATAAAGTTGTGCATCTGAAAACTCATTGATAACCAAATCAATACGATCATCTTTCCAACCCATGAGTCTCCAAGCTTCTCTTGGCGTAATTTTTCTAATGGAAATCAAATCATCCTTCTTAACTACAACACCTAAATCGTTGACCGTTGTTTTTAAGGTTTGAATCTTATTCTTTTGAACTACTCCACGTTTTTGATGTGGTCTATTGATATAGATTCCATCACCAACTTCAGCTTCCTTAAATCCTCGAATCGTTTTTTCTGGAACGACTATAAAATTATCAGTGGATCTTGCCCCACTTCTAGTTGTTATAGTATAAGCAAAAGGACTTGTCAGTTCATGTGGTTTAAATGTCAATCCTCGAATAAATCCATTTCTATTTGTCATATCATTAAAATTATTGATTCTATCGATGGTGATAAAATATTTATCTTCTACATTATCTTCCAATAAATCTCCCAATTTAATTTTGAGTTCTTGTTTTATAGGGAATTGATAATCAGCATTATATTTGAAACTAAATAAAAACACTCGCTCACGATTTTGAGGAGTGTTATAGTCTTTGGCATTCAATACTTGATATTGATTTTTATAACCTAGTGATTCCAAATATTTTAACCATGTATCAAACTCTTTTATAAATTTCTTACTAACAAGTGCTTTTACATTTTCCATTAGAAGTATTGATGGAAGTGTATCATTCTCTTTGGCACTTTCAAGTAACCTTTCCACTTCCCACAACAAGCTACTTTGAGTATTTGAACCTTTATCAAATCCCTTTTGTGCTCCAGCTAATGAAATGTCAGTACACGGGAATGAATAAGTCCATAAATCTGCTTTTGGTAATTTCTTAATAAGTCGGATATCACCTAGATTATTAACAGCACCATGTAATAGTTCATATGCTTTCGATGCGTATTTATCATATTCTGATATCGCAACAACCTCATGTTCTATTCCTATTTCCTTAAGGGATTCGGTTTGCGATCCAATTCCAGCAAATAACTCAATTATTCTCAACATCATAGCACCAATCACTTTTTTCGTATTTTAGGAGTTGAATTGTTTGAACCTTCACTATATTCATTGTTCCATTCCTCCTCGTTATTCTCAAGACGTCTTGCCATGAGTTCTATTTCAGCTTTCTTTTCGTTGTAATCTAAACCAAACTTTGTAATAAGTAAATACTTGAGTGCTGCTATGTCTGGTAAGGATTGTTTTTTATACTTTGTAATGCGTTTCTTTGCGCCTGTCTTTGTTTCTTCAATGATGGTTTGTGTTTCTTCATACTCAAAACCGAGTGCTCTTTGAAGCATGGCATCCAGTAATTTTTCTTTGAGTTCTTCATCACCATACTCAAACGCATCACTAAATTTTTTATGTGCACCTTTAAGTTTGATGAGTGTTTTTTGTGTAATACCTAAATATTCAGAGATTTGTTTTTGAGTTGCACGTTTGGAAACCATCTCTTGAACTGCTTTGAGCTTACTATTTAATACACCAGACTCTTCCCATTTTTCATATAAATCAAGCATTTTTCCTTTCACACTAATCACTCCAACTATAGGTCAAAAATTGTAATCTTTAACCCGTTGGAATACTACAAGTATCTCTGCAAAAACAAAAAAGAACCCATTTCTGAATTCTTCTTAATCGTTTCTAGGCTGGTCTTATAGCCAGTATTCCATGTTTTTATACCTTTGCTCATTTTAACTATAACACACTCTTGACAGTTTCACAACAGGTCACCCCTGCTCACCTCTGCTCAATCGTATTTCATCTATTGCTTGTGTATGTTTTCGTCTAACAGTAGGGTTCGATATGAACATCATTTTCGCAATTTCATTCCAACTTAACCAATCAATATATCTATAGACAAGAATTCTTTTGTATTCGATATCTTCAAGTTGGTTGATGACTTGCATGATTTCATCTTTGACGATGGGTAGTTGTTTTTCAAGCTCTTTAATCTGTCGTTCATAATCAAGTGCTTTATGGATCCACTTGACAAAAGGTGCTTCTAGTTTCTTTGTACCATCAACACGAACTTGCTCAAAATTCATACCTGGTATCTGATACGAAAGATGATTACAAAGATCAACTTCTTTTTTGAGTTTTTCGATTTTCACGAGTAAGTTGTGATATCCACTTAAGTATTCTTTTGCTGTCATGTACTTACCTCCTTGAATATGCTAAGTTCTTTGATTTCGATTTCAATACCAGTTGGATCATTTGACCATATCTTTTCCACGTGCTCAACAACGACTTGTGCATCATCATTCCAAAAACCAACATCAGTCATACAGTCTTTGAGTAGTTTCTCCAAGTTATCAGTATCTGGTTTAGTAACTCTCCATTCAAAGTGTTTATGTCTTTTACCCAATGGAAATCTCCAACTCACATTAAGTTCAACAGGACCTTCGATTGGTTTGATTGGTTTAAATGATTTTAGATGCTTGATGAGTATTTGTTTTGCTTGTTTTAATTTTTCTGGTTTATAAAACACTGGCTTACCATTGATGAGTGTTACTTTGTTTGTTTGTGAAGTTACTGTTGGTGGATCTAGTAACAGGAATATTTTCATAGATTTCTCCTTTTTTTAGATTTTTTTAGTGAAGAAAGGCAGTGGCTGACGATGATGCATTTGTTTGGGATAGGACAGACTCTTAAGTCCTATCCTACAAACGATGCGTCAGCGAGTAGCGAAGCGAATACATATATATAAGGCCTTTCGTCACTCGACGAATATAGGGATATTTTCCTTTATTCGTCATTATGTGAATTTTGGGTGTTTTTTCCTATATTCTTTTTCTGCATACCTTCTTTTTTGTACACATTTCCTTTGGCGATTATGTAATCTTCACTCATTTCAACCACTCTTTTTTGAATAGTCCTTACACCAACACCAAGATATTCAGATAATTCTTTAGAGGTACAAAAATCCCTATCAGCAATGCATATATCAAAAGCAGTATCAAACTCTTCTTTTCTTGATTCAGGAGTTTGCTTTCGTTTACCACTTTTTGTAAGGTTACCTTTTGGATCACCATCTGCATAAATCTTTTGTAGCATACCTTTGTCATCAATTCTGTGGATTGGATATTCAAACCAAAAATTAACCGGTTTAAAATTTGGAAATTCACGTAATGTACTTTCTAATCTCCAAGCTGTTGCATTAGGTTTATCAGCATTTTGCAACATAAATTCTTCATCTGCATCGAGTTGGATAACATCAACTATACTATCTGGATCTCTTCCTAGAACCCCAGATCCCGAGGCACGGTCTATAGATTTCTTAAAACCTTGTGCACCTTTTGAATGATGATGACTATAAATGACTGTGACTCCAGTTTTTTTACATAGCTTGTCAAATTGATTGGTGAACAAACTCATATCCTTAGCCGAATTCTCGTCACCTGTTATAACTTTATATATTGGATCTATAATGATTACATCAAATTTTTGATCTTTTACACGTCTAGTGATTATTGGAACAAGTTTATCGAGTGGCATTGCTTCACCTCTTAAGTTCCACATAACGATGTCACCATTGTGTTTGGGTTTTAGATTCAAAGCTTTATATATTTCCATAAAACGATTGATAAAACTTGGTCTATCAATTTCTAAATTAATATAGAGTACTTTGGATTTTTTGCATTGAAAACCAAGCCACTTGATACCTTCTGATAAAGAAACTGCTAATTCCATAAGCAAGAAACTTTTCCCTGCTTTTGAAGATCCTGATATGATCATTTTATGTCCAGCTCTAACAACACCACTTATAAGTTCATCGGGGATCTTAGGTGGATTTAACATCGCTTCATCTAGGTTTTCGAAGCTTTCTAATTGATCATTCACACCTTCTGCAAAGTCAACCCAGTCATTCCAACTCTTTCTTCCTATATTTGTGTCTACTAAAGTTTGAAGCACACCATTTCTTGTGACACCAGGCATTCTTGATAATCTTGATGGATTCCGATTGGCTGTATCTATTTTTAATCCATTCTTCTCAAGGTAACCATATAAGTAGTTGACATGCTTTTGGTATTCCTTATAATCGCTTGCATCGACTTTAACGATTGCATGTAGACTTTTACCTCCACTATGCACTAAACAAGCGATAGGGAGTTCAAGTTTCCGATAAAGTGCATCTTGTTCATGAATAGGCATATCATCAGATTCAACCAGTGCATACTTAAATCGAGTGACATTTTCGTTTTTTACACCCTTTCCATCAACTGGATTAAAACGTATCCAAGCACCGACTTCATCTTTCCAATCACCAACGACAGCACCAATATCATCTGGATGTTTCTTTAATAAATCGATGAGTTCTTTTGCTGTTCGATCATATTGACCTCTACCAGGTACCCATTTTCCTTCTTTGTCCCATACATCATTTGTGACATAAGCAACTATCTCATCATCTTTGAATAGTGTTTCTAAATAGGTGATAAGTTGTTCTGATGTTGTTTTTGAACTTGTTGGATCATAAATCACACCATCACCGTCAAATTCGATTGTGTCATCCCACGTCATAAATCCATCTCTTGGTGTCCATCCAGTATCTTTTGCAAGTTTTATGATAGTTCCACCAGTGACAGGGTTTGATGAACCTTTAAAACTCTCCCACCGCTTTTCGCAATCACCAACTTTATATCGTATATCATTCTTGCTCCAGTCATCCCATATTGAACAGTCATATCCTTCATCTTTCAAAGCCATACCAATACTAAGCCATTCATCAAAGGATGTAGTTGAAACGTCAATTTGTTCTAAAGCTTCTAAGATATTGTCCATAATTCCTCCTAAGGTTGATAGCTTACTACATGAATATGTCTTGGTACTTGCCAGTGATTTGACGCAATCATTGAAACCATTTTGTTTGCTGCATCAAATGCCCAAAGTCCTACATGTAAAAATCCATAACGTTCTAATAATCTGATTTGTTTAGGTGTTGCAAGTCCTTCGATTTGTCTATTCTTTAACTTTTCAATAATCATGCTTGCCATACCAGCATTCATAACAGTATCTGCAAATATGCCATGCTTTTCTAAATATTCGATTTGTTTGTTTGATGCAGGTGCCATCTCCCATGCAAATGTGGGTTCATAGTTTGCCAAATCTTCTGCTGCAATCGAAAATGCATATTGAATTGGATCAACAAGTTTCGATTTTCTTTTACGTAATGCCTCAAGCTCACGAGCTAGTGCATCTTCACGTTCTTTGATGACATCATTTTCAGCTATCACTTCTGCATCAAGTAAATCAATACCACTTTCTGAATTAATCATCATTTCATCAATACGTTTAGCAAGAACTTCATCTTTAGAAATAAGTGCTGATGGTCTACACAAATCATGACGTTCAGTCATCCATAGAAAATCAAGTAATAATAACTCATTCTTTCCTGGATGTAGCCTCATACCACGTCCAACCATTTGTTGATATAAACTTCTTACTTTTGTAGGTCTTAATACAACAATACAATCAACACCGGGAGAATCCCAACCTTCAGTAAGTAGCATCGAATTACATAAAACATCGTACTCACCAGTTTCAAAGTCAGCTAAGATTTGATCACGATCTGGACTATTGCCATTGACTTCAACTGCCTTCATACCATAAAAATTCAAGAGCTCAGTAAACTTTTGTGAAGTTTTGACTAATGGTAAGAAAACCACTGTCTTTCGACCTTTACAGTAATTTAGCATCTCTACTGCGATTTGATTTAAATAGGGCTCTAATGCTGTCCCAACTTCACCGACTGCATAATCACCGTTGGACATTCCTACATTGTTGATATTAAGTTCAAGTGGTATCATCTGTGCCTTCACTGGCACTAGGTATTTATCTTTAATGGCTTGATGAAGCGAATACTCATAGGCTTGTGAATCAAAATATGTTGCAAGATTTTTACGATCTGCTCGATCGGGTGTTGCTGTCACACCTAAAACATTCGCACCATCAAAATGAGTAAGGATACGTTGATATGTATCGCTTGTTGTATGGTGTGCTTCATCGACTACGATAGTTTTGAAGTAATCTTTTGGATAATGTAATAATCTTTTTTCTTGTGATAATGTTTGTACAGAAGCAAGTGTCACAGCCTTACTAGACCCGAAGGCATAGGACTCAGCCTTCTCCAAAGCTGAATCCATACCACTCGTTAGTCTTAGCTTATCTGCTGCTTGATCGAGCAACTCTCCACGATGAGCAAGAATCAATGCTTTACTACCATCGCTAGTTTCTTCTTCAACGACTTTTGAGAATACAACAGTCTTCCCGGTGCCGGTCGGAAGAACTAATAATGTCTTTTGATTCCCACCTTGCCACTCATTTCTAATTGCTTTCACTGCTTCTTCTTGATAAGGTCTAAGTACCATCATGCTCACCTCTTAAAAAGGAAGTGGTCTGAAATACTTTTCATCATAGTCAATGAAACGTTCTACATCGTTAGCTTGTTTCTCTTCACCATTTTGATTGGTATATGTTCTTGGTTTAAAATGTGCCCTTCCTTGTGATCCTACTACTTTATTCCAATCCATAAGAAGTTTTTCACCATGTTTCTTTTGTCCGATACATCTAAAGAATGATGAGATACGCCACTCGACGATTCTTGATAAGATTAAATCAAACTTCACAGTTGTCTCTGTATCTTTATATTCCACTGCTACAGTGATCGTTGCTTTATTAGCTGGTTGAATTTTTGCACTACCATTAAATCTGCCACGTTCAAAGTTTGTCACTCTAAAGTTGTAATCACCTTCAGGAAGTATAATGTACTCCTGACCATCATCTTCGATTGAGGAATTCCAATCCATAAAATCATTGTTATTCATTTTTATAAGTCTCCTTTTTCGTTTTTAATCGTTTCTAGGATCTTCTTCCAATTAGGAATGATCCATCTGGTAATAAAATCATCTGAATAGTTTGTTACGGGTTCTGTTTCTTGATAGTGCCCTTTTGATGCAACTACTTTCTTGAGTTCATCTTCATTGATATTTGATTCAGTCATGATTGATTTAAGTTTTTCAAAAACCATACTTACACCACTTGCATTACTTGGCACAACGACATCCTTTTTAGTAAATGTCTGATCTTCAAATAAGTGTGCGATTGAATCAAAGCTAAGTTCTAATTCTTCTGGTAAATCATAGCGATTCTTAGCGTCATACGTAGGGTTGTGGGTTGTGTATAATACACGTTTACCACCTTGAGCTTTTTTCTTATTGGTATCAGTTGTTACCACATAAATCTTGTAGTTGACAAAGAACAAAGCGTCACTCCACTCTTTGATTACTGGTGCGACTTGTTTGGTGAGTTTCATTTCATAGCGATCGAACGCACCTTGTTCTTCTGGAAGCTCAAATTTTCTAGGTTTGGCATGAGCTGTAATCACCACATTAATGCCTACTTCGATGAGTTGATCTAAGTAAGTGAGTAGCTTTGAAAACTCATCAACTAAATACACATAGCCTTTACCGTAGCCAAAATCTTCAATATTGTTCTTACGATATTTTTCACATACTGCATTGGTACAAAGTGTCTCTGCCCAATCGGCTGTATCAATTACTACAGTCTTACAAATAGTAGGATTTTCTTTGATTTCCTTAACGATTGAAATCAATTCATCCCAAGACTTATTACATTTGATTCTTCTAACATCTAAATTGCTTGTTCCACCCTCTGTATCAATAAACAAAGGTTCTGGGAACTGACTTGCAAATGTGGATTTTCCAATACCTTCTGGTCCATACACCACAATTTTTAATGGACGCTTTTCTTTACCATCGATTATGTTTAACATTTTCTCTATCTCCTTCTAAAATGACTGTTTCCTCTTCACGAGGGTCTGTTTTTGGTACTAATACTAATGAACCAGTTTGCATTTCAAGATATGGTCCAATGACACTACTAACTTTGTCTTTACCGATGCGTTTGGTTAACTCTGTGATACCTGCTACTTTCTTTGGTGCATATGGATCAACGTTTATTGCTTCACAAGCTTTAATCACTCCATCTTCATCAGTAATTTTTCTTGATCCTTTGGAATGAACTAATTTGTAATCTTTAAACTTGTGTCCGATTAATGCTTTTCTTAATGTGAAGTCTTTGATGTCTTGACCGAATTGAATTAATTGATCAGCAACTGGTAACAACTTTTCAAAATCCTCATCAGTTAGCATCGTCATGGGTTTGTAGTTATCCGAGAATACTTCCATCATGGATTCAGCTCTTACTGGGCAAGTCTCTTTTGCATTACAGTACTTACAATGACTTCCAGGTTTCCCAGCTGGATTTAGTTTCTTTGTTTCAAGTACTGCTGGAATTAAAACCTCTTGTTCAAACTGTAGTAATTCATCAATTGACATTTCGTAATCGTTGGTGTTGTTGATGACTGGTTGATAAATCACTAACCTCACATTTTGAATTGGATATAGGTCTTTATAGAGTTTGTAGAAATATAGTGCATAGATTCCAAGTTGAGAGTTAAATCGTCCAGTTTCACTATCAAAAGTTTGAACAGGTACTCGTCCTGTCTTTAAATCAACAACCGTAAGAGTTCCTCCATCTCTTTTCGAAATGATGCCACAATCTAACGTTCCACCTGCATCATCATCAAAGTCCATGTCTAGATGTTGTTCAACTGTAATGATTGTGTCTCTATCCGAATGTTTCATTTCAAACTCAGCTGTGCTAATAACAAAGTCTGCATAGCCATCAGCGATTTCTTGCATCTCTGGTGAATACATATCAAGATTCATAATGACTTCTTCGATTGATTTGAATTCATTGTCATAATCTGCAAGCTCTAAAGACTTAATGATTAATGCTGCCCCGAGCTCATGGCACTGTGTACCGAATTCAGCTTGTGGACTTGTAACTTGGTTGGATCCATCGTTGAATAAAGTTGATAATGGACAATTTAACCAGATGCTACTTTTTGATGGTGAATACTTTCTACTGTGCTTTGTGGGTGTTGGCATTTTTCTCACCCCCATTCTCATAGATTTCAACCCCTGTGACTGACTCACTCGGAGCAATGATTAAGACTTGATTGTGTTTACCGAAGAGTTTTTTAAATAATTTATTCGGAAAGGTCTCAACCACTGATTCGATGATGTTAAGATTCCCATCATCCTGGTTCGCTAGATTGATTCGAACCTTGTGTTTTTTGTCTTTCATATTTTTCCTCTTTCTAGAAGTGCTTATTGCCTTCTATGTCTTAGTCCGCATTTTTTTAAAAAAGTTCGGGTTTTTCAGAAAAATATTTTTTTATTTTATTTTCTAGTGTTTTTACACGTTCAGAAACTGTGCTTTTTGACAAGCTTAGTAAGTCACATACATCACTTTGTTTTAATTCTTTAATATAGATAAGGTTGTATAGTTCCTGCATTGATTCTGGAAGTGTAGCAACATATTTATCTATGCTTGCGAGTTTCTCTTTATAGAAATCATCATCTGTATCTTGTGAGAGTATGTAAGTTTGATATAGTAAGTTACTTTTGTCTAATTGTGAGTCTTTATCATCACTAAATGCATCAAGGCTAAGTAATCTTTTTGGTTTGTCATAAGGATTAGGTTCGTTCGGATGTTCTTCTATCCAATTCTTCCTATTTTTAATTCTTTCAATTCGTCCTTGATTATCTTCGCAATTGATGTATTTAAGATTTGATCTCACATCAGCATCATCCAAACGATGAAGTTCCATAATTGTAATTTCAGTTATAGAATCATCTATTTGAATGAGTCTAACTCCTGATGCAGTTATTGATGTAGATTTCCCAGGTTCAATAATTACTTTGTCTCCATTTGCATAAAAATAAGTGTATGTCCTTCTTTCAGACATAGGTGTCTTTCTTAGTTTCAAATTGATATCCTCCTCTTTTTTCGAGGTGGATAACGTTCTTGAAATCAAGGCATAAGAAAAAACACACTTTTCGACTTCTTGGTATAGTCCAACTCGAATTTTTGTGTGTGATTTCTCGTTTCCTTAACCGAGTTCACAGATAAGGTTTCAGTTATGCTTTTCCACTCATTTAAGGAACTACTTTATGAGGTGATCAAGCCCATCGTAGAATGGTAGAAAACATGAAATGAAACAAGCCACTTAGCTCATCTATATATTAAGACTTTGAATCAAGTAATACCATATAGGATTTTTATACATTATTTTTAATAGTTAGTAATTGTTTAAGTATTGTATTATTATTCTTTTATGGATATAATATCTATATAACATAATTATTA